GCCCCTAAAGCAAAGAAGACCGCTATCCCCACGGACGATATCTCCGCCGACCTCGCCGCTCTGGACATTCCTGGAGTAACCGGAAAGAGTTCCGAGCTCATGGACCCGGACCCGGGCATCGACACGCCCAGCACCCGCGTCCCCACAGAGGACACCGAGACGGGCGACGAAGGCTCCGAAGACGTTTCTCGGGCTCCCGCCATGGCCCCGGCCGTAAAAGCCGCCCCGGCGACGAAGAAGACGGCCCCCGCCATACCGTATTTTGAGGTTACCGTGGAAGGACAGTATTATGCCTTCGACGACGCCACCAAGCGTAAGACTCTGGTATCCTATAAGGAGTCTTTCAATCTGCCCCAGTACGACGCGGCTCTGAGCATAATCAAATCGAAACTGCTTACCCCGCGCCTCGCCAATAAGGACATCAACTTTAAAGGCGTGCGCACCCACCAGATCGTGAACATGGTCCCTAAGAATGGCGCAAAGATGCCGGCGCGCCAGGACATCCGGGCCATGTCGGAAAAGCAGATACGGGCGATGCTATCCGCCCAGAACATAACCGAAATCGACCCCGATGTCTACCCGGACCTCAACTCGCTGCGGGCTTCGGTTATCGACTACATGACTTCCGGCCCCGACGGCTTCGCGCGCCGCGAAGCCAAGAGAGTGGAGAAATACCAGGCCCAAAATGCCCTTGACGCGTTGAACCCCCAGTAGCCCCCAAGCATATGCGCACTTCCGGGAACCCTGCCCTTCCGCCCCCCGAGCCTTCGGAAACTCCGATAGGCACGAGCCTGGCCATCGCTCAACCGATGCGTCAGATAGTGGTAATGGACGAGAACGGGAACCCGGAAGTGCGCTTTGTACCCTGCATTAATAAGGACACCTTTAACATACTCGCGGAGGGCGCCCTCAATGAGGTCTTCATAGACCCCAAGGGTAAGCACCCCGACCACGGTAAAACCAAAGGCCAGATAATGATGGCGGCCTTGGCGGATAGGGCAATGGGCGGCGACGTGAAGGCCGCCGCTTTCTTCCGGGAGGCCATCGCCGGTAAGGTGTCCTCGGTTGGCAAAGCCCAGACTCCCCTTGAGTCGGCCTACGAGGAATACCTCCGTCGGGTAGGAGAGAAGCAGAAGGCGCAAGCGGTGGAGGTGGTAGAAGCCTCTGAGGACCGAGCGGACCGTGCGGATCGCACGGACGAGATACCCGATTTCCTGAGGATGGATACGCCCGATGAATAATGACATAGCCGCCCTCCACCATAAGATGCAGACGGACCTACAGTTTTTTTGCCTAAACGCACCCGTACGAATCAAGGACGTAAAGGGCGGGCTTGTCCCATTACAGTTTAATCGAGCCCAGATACACCTCCACACCGAGATCGAGCGCCAGAAGCGGGAGACGGGCAAGGTCCGCATAATCGCCATGAAGGGCCGACAGGAGGGCATATCCACCTATGTCGCGGCCCGATTCTATTTCCTCGGCACGCACCTACCCGGCAAATCGGTTTTTATCCTTTCCCATTTATCGTCCACGACCAAGAAGCTGTTCGAGATGGTCAAGCGCATCCATAAATACATACCCGAATTCATCCGGGCGAAAGAAGGCCAGTTCAACGGGTACGGAATGTCGTTTCCGGAACTGGAGAGCGATTACACGGTCGGCACAGCCGGCAGCGACGACTCCGGCCGCGGCGGCACCATTCAGTATTTCCACGGTTCAGAAGTGGCCTACTGGGCGAACACTGAAGAGATCCAAACTGGTATCCTCCAGTCAATTAGCGACGAGGCCGGCACGGAGATTATCCTCGAGTCCACGGCGAACGGACCTATTGGGCTGTTCTATGATATGGCCATGAACGCGATAAAAGGCATAGGGGATTACCGCCTGGTGTTTATGCCGTGGTGGTGGGAGCCCAGATACGAGCGTGAAATAGGCCCGGATTTTACGCCCACTGAGGAAGAGGCCAAGTACGGGATAATGTACTTCCCCGAGATACCGCTGCGGTCGCGGCTGCGGAAACTGGCCTGGATGCGCAATAAGCGTATCGAATTAAAGCGCGATTGGCTATTCAAACGCGAGTATCCCGCGACGCCCATGGAGGCGTTTCAAAGCGCCGGTAAAGGGCTTGTGGCTCCGGATCTCGTTTCGGCGGCGCGTAAATCCACCCTTGTGGACGATTTCTCCCCCGCCATTCTGGGGGTAGACCCGGCGCGCGACGGGGACCGGACTGCCCTGGTTCTACGCCGGGGCCGCGTTGTCTCCAGATACGAGACCTTTGAAAAGATGCGGCCCATGATGTTGGCGGGCATAGTGGCCGATTGGATTAAACGCGAGAACATACAGATGGTTTTTATGGACGTAGCCGAGGGCTCTGGAGCGGTAGACCGGCTCCATGAACTCGGCTTTAAAAACGTGCGCGCGGTAGCCTTTGGGTCCGGGGCGTCTAATCCCCTGGTGTATACCAATAAGCGGTCAGAAATGATTATACAGGCCGGCGAGTGGTTTGCGAACGAAGGCGGAGTGCGGATACCCGACGACGACAGTTTTCACGCGGATATAGCGGCCATGCCGGAGTACCGTTCGGGCTCCGACCAACGTAAATCTATGCCGCCGAAATCGGAGATCAAGAAGACTTTGGGCCGGTCACCCGATATCTTTGACGCGCTTTCATTGACTTTTGCCTTCCCAGTTTGTACAATAAACCGTGAACCCCCCAGACGAATTTCGGTAACGCGGAAGTCAGGTGCGGGGTTATCGTCTTTAGAGGCTATAAGAAAAGCCTACGGAGGAGACCGATGAGTGCGATAGCAGAAATAATAGCGAACCCAATTGTGGCTTTAGGGAAATCCGCGTATGACGCCATTAAGGGCGGGGACGACGAGGAAACTCCCGCCGCCGCGACAGCCGCCGGCGAGACCGAAGAAGAGAAGGCGGCCAAGCGCCTTAAGACCGCCGGTAAAGTAGCCGGTGCCGACACTACCCGTTCCGCGCTATTCGGCGGAGGCACTTTTAATCAGGGGTCGGCTAACGGGCGCACTGCCCTTTTTGGAAATTAACCTATGAAAATAGAAACGCTCCTCGAACGTCATAAAGCATTGGTTGCGGAGAAGCAACCCTGGCTTACCCACTATCAGCTTATCGGGGAATATATTTATTCCCGCAAAGAGGACTTCCAGGGAGCCCCGGCGCCCGGCGGTTTCGAGATCAGGAATAAGTTCACCAACGCCGGCATAGAGGCCGCGCAGACGGCCTCCAGTATGTTTCTGAGTCTTCTGTGGCCGGATAGCGCCCGGTCATTTATTTTAAAACCCTCCAGTATCCTCCGCGATTCCACGGAGGCCCAAGAGTTTTTTGCCGGGGCCACCGCGACGATGGCGGAATTTATGGACGACGAGGAGAACGGGCTCTCCATGGCGCTTAACGAGTATATGCTCGATCAGTTGTGTTTCGGCACTTCCGGGCTTTTCGTTAAGGATGAGGACGACTTTGATATACCGGTCTCCTATAAGGCATACGGCCCCAAAGAGTTGACCATCTCCGAGGACCACAAAGGTTTCGTAAACGAGGTCTACATCGATCAGGAGCGCACCGCCAAGGAATTAGTAGAGCGGTACGGCATCGACAATGTGGCGGAGCCGGTACGCAAGGCATTTAACGGCGGCAAGGAGTCTGAAAAATTTAAGATCCTTTTCGCGATACTGCCGAGAAGGGAGCGCCCGGAGGGGCCGCCTAAACTGCGGATGCCCTTTGCCGCATACCACATAGATCTGGCTACGAAGTATATTATGGAGGAGGGCGGGTATGAGAGTATGCCTCTCCTCGTCGGGAGATTTGCCAAAGCATCCGGCGAAATCTATGGCCGCTGCCCCGGCATGACCGCTCTCCCGGCAGTAGTCGAACTCAACGTGGTCGAAGAGACTTTTACGCATGCCACTGAATTGGCGGTACGTCCGCCCTTGGCGGTACTCGACGACGGGAGACTGGGCGGCGGCATAATCGACACTTCGCCCGACGCGATAAATGTTTTCAATATCTCCGGCCTCGGCGGGTCTACGCAGCCGATATTTCCCATACTTCCCCAGGTGGATTTGAAACCGGTGATGGAGACGCGGAAAGAATTGCAGGAACAGATCGCCCGGGCGTTTTTCCTCGATAGGCTTCTTGACCTTAACAACCAGACCCAAATGACGGCCTATGAAGCCGGCGTGCGAAATAAGATCCGGGGCGAATCCCTTAGTGCGCCGTTTAGCCGACAGGAGGGAGAAGTTTTTAAACCGCTTTGCGAGCGCACTTTTGACACCTATTGGCGCAAAGGATTTTTCGGGATCGACCCCGAGGACCCCGAGCATAGGATTCTGGTTGATAAACTCGCCCGGGCGGGAATAACCCTCAAGCAGATTCCGGAGATAGTTCTGAGATGCGCAAAGGCCGGGCTGCCGGTGTATGAAGTGATGTTCGTGAGCCCCGCAAAACGGTTCCGCCAATCAGAGAAACTCCAGGGGCTTATAACCGCAACGGACTACGCCAACGCAGTGGCGCCCATGAACCCCAGTACCCCCGTGGTAGACAACATCGATATTGACGCGACGTTCCGCACCCTGGTAGAATTGTCCGGGGCCCCGGTTGTACTTCGGTCCGGGGAGGAAGTAAAGAAAATACGGGGGCAGAGAAATGCGGCGCAGAAGCAGGCGCAGGATTTGGAAGGCGTAAAAATAGCATCCGAGGCCGGCAAGAACATGGCCGCGGCACAGCAAATGCAAAAGGGAGGAAGTATATGAGCGATGTACAGGAAAGGATAAAAGCGGCGGCGGAACAGCACGCGGCGCAGGCGAAACGGCGCGCGATAATTGAATCCCGCGAAAAGGAAGTCAGGGCGGCCATAGGCAAGGTCGCCAAGACGGAAGAAGGCAAGACCATGCTGCGGGCGATGCACGATATGTGCGGATTTGTCTCCCCCTCCATGGCGATGGACAAAGCGGGCGAGGCCGCCCTCATGCACACCAGTTTCCGCGAAGGGCAGCGCGCGGTATACCTCGCGCTCCGTTCCGCGATGGAGTACGACGATATAATCGAGATAGAACGCCCGAGAAAGGAGAACGACAATGTTTAGAAAGAATTTTTTTATGGCCCCCGATG